TATCGCCTGTTACTAATCCATGTGCAGTTGCATTAACTAGGACACTAGAACTGTTAGCTGCCTGAGAATAAGAACATTCAATTTGTTCCCCACCAGCAGGAGGTGTTGTATAGGTTTTAGTGACACCGCCTAATGTAACGCTGTATTCAGTGTCATAATTTGCGACCTTAATAAATACCATTGAGGTCGGGTCAGTGATTGTTGTTGGTGACAAGTCACTAGACATTGCAACCTCTTTCTCTCGGTTAACAATGAATGTGTAGTCAGCAATAGATGCAACTCTAAACTGTTCTGAAGGATGACCAGCTACATCTAAGTAACCAACTCCGTCTGGTGTAGTAAGACCATCACCAACTTCTTTTAATGTTCCGTCTAAGTTTGCTACCTTGATTGCACCATCTTGAATGATGATGATGTAGTTAATATCGTTAGTCCTTGAAACCATGTGAACAAATGGTCGGACTGTGGACTTGTTCTCAATAAATAAGCGAGCAACATTATCAAATGGCGGCCTCTTCTTTAGTCCTTCAACTGGACTCGACATACAATTAACTACTTCCTCTGCTTGTGATGCCAACCTCAAGGCAGGTGGCTGCTGACTAACTCCATTAATGAGGTTAGGTATAGAAGAAGTAATTAAAGGCATGACTATCTAAGAACAGTACGACTTGGTTGGTAAGTCTGGAATACTCCTGTGTGATTAGGATTACCTCTAATCATATTGTGATCTCCTGCATTAGTTTCTTCTTCTAAGAACTGTGCTCTTGCTTCTGCTTCTGCTGTGATATTGATCTGACTTAGATCTGCACTACCTAGTATCTGTTCTTGTAGTGTGCGACCTGCCTTCGTCATTATGTATTGACGAGCGTGTTCAGGTAGGTCAGTCCACTCTAGGAAGTACGTTACATCTGCTGTTAAATCTTCTTCAAAGATAGAAGTATTCTTTCTTCTGTCGTATAACTTCAATCCTCTTTGTACTACCTCATTGTCTGGGTATTCATAAGGATCAATCTTCACTCTGCTTATATCTGAACTCAATTCAATTTCATTAGTACCAGCAGTACGAGTCAGAGTTCTCTCGTAGTCAGTATTAAATGACCACCCTTCTGATTGAACTGTTCTGCTTGTTTCTTTTAGTGTGTCGTGTGCTTGTTTAGCAAGACCGAACTGACCAGCCAAGGAGTTAACAGGTGCTTCACCCATCATCCTTAATACTTTGTTGACTGCTTCTAGCTCTGAAGTGAGGTTAAGACCCATAAGAAAAGAGGGGGCATATAGCCCCCACGGTAGTTAGCTGGTTGCCCAGTAGATTTCGATAGCACAGTCTGGACGTAGAACCCCAGTACCATGAGCCATAGATCCGACCATGAATGTACCTTGCCATAGTGCATGTACATCTGATCCTGTCTGTTCCATCTTCAAGTCCATCAACTTAACTGTACCAACAGCTTGCTTGTTGAAGACAAGTCCAACGCTGTCTGTGTAGTTAGCGTGGTATGTGTTGTTCTCACCAGTTACAGCAGAACGGTTTGTAGTTGGTAGATGGTTTGACTTGATGATGCTGATGCCAGCTACCTTCAAGACTGTTCCATCTGCGTATGCTCCAGAACCACCCCAGTCTCTGTTGAGTACGTCTGTTGTCTGAGCTAACTTGTAGTACTCAGTTGGGCCAAGCACAAGATGACGACCTTCTGATGGGACATTGTTGATGTCCATCTGCTCGGCTGCTGACCACATAGCAGCAACTAAGTTTGCACCAGTGATGGCTGCTTTGTTAGCAGCAACAATCTTGATGCGAGTACCACCAGGTAGGTCAGTGTTTGGGTTAGTAGAAGTTCTTGCTGCTTGTGCAACAGTAGCTGCTACGTTCTTGTCAAATGTGTACGCTAGTGCGTTACCCATCTCAGTGGTGTACTGGCTGCGAACGTCATAATGGTTCTTAGCTTCATCAATGTCAGCAACGAATACGTTTGATACGAGCTTGTCATCGATGTTGATAACAGCTTCAGCGTGCTTGATAGCATTACCTGTAAGCTGTGTACCAGGTGTATGGTATGCTGTGCTGCTTAATCCAATGATAGGGAACTGAGCAGACTTACCAGATGATATCGTGCGTACGGTGTGTAACGCCTCGAACACAGTTGCCTTGCGGAAAGCACTTAGTACTTCACCACTAAAGGTCTTAAGAAACAAAGCGTCATAGCTAGTTCCTGTAGCGTTTACAAGACCTAGCCGTGAGCTAGTAAAATTAGCCACGGAAAAAAGAAAGAAAGGTTGCCCTTCACTATCTGTTCAACGCAGGGTATCCCTCGCAAGGGGCCGTTGTTTATACGAGAATGTTTAGGTTGTTTATATAATACCCCTTACAACACTTTTGAGCGACTAAGTTTTTCTTGTACCTCTTGTCTATACGCTGGATCAGTTGCATATCGTTCATCATTCATAGCTGCTACTACCTGTGCGGTTGACTTGAACTTAGTGGTATCTGCTCTAGCTGCTCTACCTCCGACAAGCTTGGGTTCTCTTGGTGCGTTGTTCATATAAGCAGCTTGAATACCAGCGACAGCAATCCTTATCTGGTGTGGGTTGCTGGTCTTAAGCATAGAGTTGAACGCATCGACTTCTGCTTTATCTAAATTTCCAGCAGCCCATTGAATCATTTCAGTGTAGACCTGCTCACCTCCAAACTCATTCTTAATTGCTGCTACCTCTTTAGCTGCAAGTTGTGAGTCCTGCTCTGCTCTGTACTGCACACCATCTAGGTATGCTTCAACCATATCTTTACTAAAGCCAGCACCTTCTAATGCTGTGTAGTCGTCATCATCTAGCTTGCCTGTCTCTTGCCATTTAGTATTCATTCCTTGGTAATCGACACCAGCTTCATCAAGGCGACTACCTATGTATTCACCATAAATTTCTGAAGCGTTGGTAGGTGCTGCTTCCTCTTCCTTTGATTCAGATACTTCTTCTGTCGTTTCTTCTTGACCACTTAACTTCTTCTGAAGTTCTGCGTATCCTTTTTCTAAATCTTCAACAGACTCATACTTGCCAGCAAATTTAACTGGCTCTTGTTCTTGCGTTTGATTAACAAGTGCTTCGTCTTTAACTGCTGTCTCCTGTTCAGGAGATAACGCACCTGTCTCTGGTTCGGAAATAGTAATTGCTTCTGGCATTGGAGGTGATGGGTGAAAGGTTGTTATCTAATAGTGATATGGTTCGGGCTATCTTTAATAACCTGTGGTTCCTTTGCTTTCTTTTTCTTAGAAGTAGGTTTCTCTGAAACTATTGGAGTTAGTTCCTTAACCTTCGGCTCCTCCGACTGGGCCACTGGGGAGTCCTTCGGCTGCTGCCCCGAGATCGGGGACGGTGTTAGGGATGCTTCCTGCTGCTCCGTCTTCGGAGTTTCCTGAGAATTGGGGGCCATAAGGTGAACCTGGTTGGGTGTAATTGTCAACAGCTTTAGCTGCGGCAGATGACTTCATCATCTCCATCATCTGCATCTCTTGCTGCTGTTGTTGCTGTTGAGCTTGTGCAGCAGCAGCTTCTTGCTGTAGTTGCTGACTTGTTTTGACTAAGTTTGTCGTATCTATTGAAGCACTAGCTGCCAATCTTCGCAGTGCTTCTTCGTAATTTACATACTGTTGTGCTATCTCTGGGCCTAGTACCTCCTGAGTAATAGATAGGAATTCAGTTAACTTATTCATATCATCACCTCTACCTATACCTTCAAGACCTGTCACCGCTCTTGGTTGTACTAAAGGTTCGCCTGTCTCTTGACTGTTAGGGAACTCAGGTAGTTTACCTTTCTTCTGTAACATATAGATCAACCTGCGTACCAGTGGTAGCTGTAGTTCTTGAGTAAGTATGGAATAAAAAGCTCCGATTGAGGCTTCCAAACTTTGAGCCATATATTTTATTTCTTCTGCTGTAACTCTTTCACCTGGTCGTTGTACTGCTTGGTTAAGTAAGAAAGCAAACTCTAGTCTCTGCTCTATACGCTCGATCATACTCATTGTGATTTGTAGGTCAGCCTGCTTCTGGGCTTGAACGACAGTCACATCAGCAGCGTTACCTTGGACTATTGCACCATTCGCCGCACTGCTGAGAGTACGTGGCCTAGTAGTTCCATTAGGATTTACAAGGAACAGAACCTTGGAGGCTGCTGCTGCTGCTTCGATTGATGCTTGGTATAAAGATTCAAGTGCAGTCAAGTCGCCATAGTATTTTTCGACATGACTTCTTCCATACTCTTCTCCACTTTCAACTCGCTCATACCTCAACACAATCCAAGGACTTACATCCATTGGACACATACCGTATGTATTAGGAATCTCTTTACCTTTACACTCCTGATACCAGCGAGTGATACCGTTCTCAGTCTTAACGCATGTATGTATCTTCACTGTCTTCTTGACTGGGCCTAGCTTCTCGTCTTCCTCTTCTTGTTCAGGGAAGAATCCATCTGGCAATGCTTCAGGATATACTTCTTCTTCTATCAAGATCTCAGTCACATGATCCATTGGATCACGGACGACACAATAGTTTTGTAAATGTATAGTCCTGATTCTGTCTTCTTGTATATAAAGAAGGACGTTACCTGTAACTAGCAACTGTTGAAATGCTTGAGCAAGCGATGCTCTTGCACTCATAGTTTCTGCCATCATCATCACAGCTTGCTCTACCTTTACCAATGCTGTGTCAAGTTCTGTCTTAATCTCTGGCCCTTGTTCTTCTATTCTTAATGCAAGGCTGTCAATCTCTAGCTTGAACCAAGGAGTATTAGGAGGAAAGAGAGTTACACCAAGCTTATGTGCTAAATGGGTAACACCTCTGGCTCCTGTTGATTGCCAAGGTGTCTTAAGTTTTCCATGATCTCCCATGTTGGAGTCAGGGCAGGCAGCAGGGTTAGTTACCTTTGCACAATCTCTAGCTCTTTGAAGGAAAGGATCACGGTTAGTTTTTAGTTGGTCGTATCTACCAGCAAGGGTAGTACCTTCCTTCTTATCTTTAGCTCCTTTCCCTGGTGCTAAATCAATAGGGTCAATGCTTAAGTCCATTTATGTAGGGATGTAAAGACTCTTAGCCGCATGTGCTGACGACTTAGTTGGCGTTGGTGCTTTGTCTGGTGGGTTTGTGTATTGTTTCTTTCCACCACCTTTAGCCCACCTCTTAGAATCTAGTGCTGGTGCTGCTACTCCTGCTGTTTTTTCTGGTGGTGGTGGTGGTGCAGCTTTTGACTGTGCTTTCTGTTCGTTATATCTAGCTTGGTTGTCTGCTCTACTTAATTCAAACTGTCGCTTCTGTTCTTCCATCTGCTCTTTCTGTAGAGCAAGGTTCTCTTGATGTCGTTTCTCTGCTGCTTTTTTGTCTTCTTCAGAAGCACCGCCGCCACCGCCACCGCACATAGCTAATCTCTGTAGTTACTTAATGATACCTTGATATTAGTCTTAGACTATTCCAAGTGTACGGATATTGCCTGTTGGTTGATACTTACCAGTACT